CCATTTTACTAAAGACCGATTGGTTAGGGTGCTAGGGTTTGAACCTAGACTAACAGATTCAAAATCTGTGGTGCTACCGTTACACTACACCCCAATTCCACCATAGAAAAACACACTAAGATCACCTTACGGTCAGGGTCTGACACGGGCATTGATACCTTGTAGAGAACAGCTTTACCATCCTGCAGAATGTGCTGGCCTATCCCGAGATACTACAATTTCATTTACTCAGTCTATTTTCTTAATGTGTTTATCTATGGTGGGTACGGTGAGACTTGAACTCACAACTTATCGGTTAAAAGCCGATTACTCTACCATTGAGTTACGCACCCATCATCTTACCACTCTTGTCACTTTCCATAAAGGATCTCCTTTAAAATTTTCTATCTAACCAGTACAACAATCCTACAACTCCTAAGACTACGATAACAGCCCCATTTTGGTTCCCTCCATAATTGGAGCGGGTAATCGGATTCGAACCGATGACATTTTGCTTGGCAAGCAAACATTCTACCACTGAATTATACCCGCATTGTTGGCCCCGGTGCACGGACTCGAACCGCGACAAACAGTTTTGGAGACTGCCGTGCTGCCATTACACCACACCGAGATTTCTACTTGACCAAGGGATTGCTTATAGGTTCATTTACGTATGCACCCATTTCTTCACTTACCCTCGTCATTTCTTCTAATGCCTTTTCACGGTCAGTTTTCTTTTTAAAGATAACATCCCAGTTATTATCAAACGTTTTTTGATCAACACTATAAGGTCTTGGTTTACTACCTTTACCACTCATATATCCTCCTGGAGCAACGGGTCAGATTCGAACTGACGGTTTTACAGTTTTGCAGACTGTCGCTTTGGGCCACTCAGCCACCGTTGCATTAACTTCTAAAATTAACTTGACCACCTTGATCTTTGATCCTTTGCCTTAGATCATCCAAAGCAATGGGTGTATAATTAATTTGTTCTACACTTACATTGAAATATCTTGGGTCAATAACATAATCTCCAAATATCTCAGTCATCACCCTATTACTATGAAGATGACCATGAACATTGACCCCAAACCTTGCAATGCTCTCTTCATGTACTGGTATATGACTCAAGATCATACCCCCCATAACATGATACCCTCTAATATCTCTAAAGTGCTCAGTATACTCATTGAGCTTAAAGATATCATGATTACCCTTGATAAGAACTTTGTCACCATTGAGCCTGTGAAGAGTTTTTAATGCTTTTCTGTTTATTACTACATCTCCAAGATGATACACCTTATCATTCGGTCTGACAACCGAATTCCATCTCTCGATCATTGCTTCATCCATTTCCTCGGGATTATCCCAAGGTCGCAACTTGGTTCCATCGTAATTAGTAAAATGGCAAACTCCAGCATGACCGAAATGGGTATCACTTACTAGAAATACATTTGCCATTTCTTTCTCCTATATTGGTGGAGAATACTGGATTCGAACCAGTGGACCAGTTACCCGATCGACGGTTTAGCAAACCGCTGCCTTAAGCCTCTCAGCCAATTCTCCTTGTTTGGTGGAAGCGGTGAGATTCGAACTCACGGACCCTTCTCAGGATCGTCGGTTTTCAAGACCGGTGCAATAAACCAGCTCTGCCACGCTTCCAATGGATCTCAATTTTTTAAGAGCAAAAAAAAGCCCGAGTCGTTTTGCTCGGGCCTGAGTACAGTTACAGTATACTCTGACCCTATGATACCTCGCTCCATGAGTCGAAGCGATATCCTGGCTTATTAATGCCATGATTCACTGACTGTGTTGTGGAACAATTGAACATAGAGTTTTCCTTAATTAGGTACATCATAAATATATTTATATAAAAAGTCAACTTCCATTGACAGATTTTTCCAAATCTTTAAACATTTCTTCTCTATTCTTTGGATTCTTTCTGATTCCATCGAATAATTTACGGCCTTGGTCTTCAGACATCTTGAGCATAACGAATGCTCTGTATCCACCATCCTCTTTGAGAACTACCAAGTGTTCTCTGTTGTACATAGAAAGATATTGATTGGTAACTTGTTTAGATACACGGTCAACTTCACGATCGATATCCTTCATCTTACCACCAGCATCCTCTTTGAGACTCTCACGAACAATAGATTCGATCTTGACTCCAATACGATTAGCCATCTCGACTCTGGCGTTCATCATAGCCTTATCGATAGCAAACTGCATATCCTTAGATGAGTCTGTAGCTGTTACTACTATCTGGTTCTCTACCTTCTCTGGTTCTTTAGCAAACCATTCTGGTACAGTACCTTTAGACTTTGGTATCTCAACCATCTTAGTAGACGAGCAGCCCCATAGTGCCATAGACATGGCAACAACATAACAAAGTTTATTCATATCAATCCCAAAGGCCTTCATAATATCTGCCAAATAGTCTAAAACCGTTGTTGATACGATCTTGAACTTTCTGGCGTGCTTCCCAATCACAAGTACGATTACCTGTGTTATGCATAGTATACAGCTTTTCCATCTTTTTTGTCAACGGATTGAACGTCTCTTCACCAGTTTCCTCGAACTTAGATTCACCCCACTCACCAGACCAAAACTCTTCGTCCCAGTCCTCGTTTAGCTTGCACTCAAAAGCAAATATCATTTCATTAAGAACCCACTCCCAACGACGGTGGGTTATTTCCCAGGAGTCCTTTTCATACTGCTCTTGGTCATCAAATTGTAACTGTTTCTGAGAACTCCAATCTTCATGACCAACAATACGCAAATGTTCTGGTACATCTTCAAGGTCAACCAGAGGCGACCCATGCTTTGTAGCTTGGAGCTGTTTTAGCATAGGTAGGACAATCATAGCCAGTGTATGATCCATTGACCATGTATCCCACTTGTCAATCTTAATATAGATTGTTTGCTTTCGTAGTCCTTCAATCCATAAACAAAATCTTGACAGACCTGGAACTTTATCTAACCAATCCCCTAACCTATGCACACTGTCATCATATTTGTCAGCCCAAAACATTAGCTTCTCAGCTATCTGATATGGGCCAATCCAACTTTTGTAAGGACCAATGTACACCTTCATATGTCGCCTCTGATGAGCCAGTCAATCAAAGCAAAGATGCCAATGGCGGCCAGAATCAACTCAAGAATAGAAACCCTACTCTTGAGATTGTTCCACCAATCATATCCAAATAACTTTTCGTACCAGCGCTCAATTACTTTCATGGTTGTAATAACGATCATAATCGATCGTGTTGATAAACTCTAACTTTTTATCTTCTGTCCAACTAGACAAGTATGCGTTGTCTTGGTCAAACATTGTGAGAAACTCTTCTCTAGTAATCTTTCGAGCATCAATAATGTTACAGTCGATGTGCTTCTGGCTAAACTCTTTCAAGTTACCATCATCACAAACAACTTCATCCATTGCATGTTCTGCATTCTTTGCTCTCACAACATGCCTAATACGAAACATACTTATAGAATCAACAATATATAGGTCTCCCTCAGCCTTCGTGAGACTGAACGATCCATCTTTATTATCCTTCCAATTCAAAGTGTCTCCGACATCCAACCCAGTCTGAGACATTATCTCATCGTTAAGTTCGATGTACAGCTCACCGTTTTCATTTTCTTGAATGGGTAGTGTCCACTTCATATTTTATCTCCGTAATGGTGGGCCGGGAGAGACTCGAACTCTCTGTCCCCCGATTATGAGTCGGACGCTTATACCAGTTAAGCTTCCGGCCCGAATTCTTGGAAGGCTACGCTTTTCCACGGTCGCCCCTTCCTGAGTTGTTGCCCTGTCCACATTTGTTTTAGCGTCTCGTGCTAGCGGTTGTGTCCGCATATCTAGGTGCTCTGCTCTGCATTGCGCTAACGGTAGCCTAGCCAACCGGCCTAACTATGGTGTGGCGCCCCCTACTTTCAGGAAAGTAGTAACCGGAACCTTATACTCGAGCCATTGCTTGATCCAGACGAGCCTTAGCTACATCTGCACCAACAAAACGCTTGTAGTAGTATGCGTTAGCATACGTGATACTAAGAGTCTTGGCAACATCCTTGGCACTAAGACCTTGACCAAAAAGATTCACAGCTTGTGTCTTCAGGTCAACAGTCTTGCTGTCAAGATTGCGAGCTAACTTGCGAGTACGCTTAGGCTTGACATCCTTAGCAGGCTTGTCTAGCAACCCTAGCTGACTAGCAGTTGGCTGGTTCTTAAAAAAGTCTTTCTGCTCTTGAGCAGTCATACCAGTTTCTGGATCTACCTTAGGTTTAGCCATTTTCTTCTCCATAATTAAGTTGTCAGAATAGTCAGTATCTAACTTTCACAAAAATAAATCAACACCATCAAATTGCGCATGAACTGTGGCTCATTGCAAGTCTTTTCAAAATAGTAACATCAGTATCAGACAAAAAACCTTGTTGTTTATATAACTCTGCATCTTTCAATGCTTGTCTCAACATTGCTGGTTTGTTCTTGAAACACTGCACAGCTTTGATAAAGCTATCGCGAAGCTGTTCATTATTCATTGTTCAACTTCCTTCAACATATTAGCAATGGTATTAGTAACCACATACACAGCTGTCATAACAGCCATAGGAGTATCAGTTCCTTTTGCGACCATTAAAGCATACTCAAATGCTTCGTCGATTGTATCACGTTTAGCTACCATTGGAGTGTGAATAGCATTCACAATTTCGTTTAATGTCATAACAATCTCCTCGTTAAGTTTGCTAACTATAGAGATTGAACGAAATAAAGTCAACAGCCTACTATTTCTGCGGTTTTGGAGGAGTGTCGGGGTAGGATCCCCATGGAAGTAACATTTCAGGAGGTTCACCTTTAGGACCACCATTATCTAACCACATCTTAGATATATTGGTGATTGTGAACCCCTGAACTATTTTGTATCGTACTTGAAAATTAGTGTTGTCGTAGATTCCATCTGGTACCCAAGGCCACTGTTTCCTTATATGCCTTGATGTGGTATCAAAAGGAGTCTCTACGACTTTACCAGAGCTGAACCAGACCTGTGTTCTCTTTATCACGCAAACAGATCCTCATTCCATTCACGATGACCTTCACGCCATGCCATGTTGGCTTGGGTCTCGCGAACTTCAACTCTATAACACCAGAGTCTCTTCGCTTCACCTGGACCCCAGTAGTCAGGAATGTAGACACCATTTACATACTTGTATAGTTGATCGGCAAGACCTTCACATCCTAGTCTAGGAAGAATAGTTAGCTTTGCCATCTTCTTTTCTTGTAGTAACTTGAATGTCTCGATCTCTGGATCATCCTCTGCTACAAGAAGAGTGTGATCAAATTGATCTTGAAGTACTTCTTTTAGTTCTTTCAATCCACCATAATCAGCTGCCCAGTTACGAACATCAAGATCATTAGTACCAAAAAAGAACTTCATTGAAAAACTATAACCATGAATTAGATTACAGTGGGAATCTGCACGGAACTGCCTATAAGCACACGGGAAAGCATCTACATATTCTTTTGTTGATGTGTACTTATAGGTTATAGGTTGGTAAGACATTCACTCTCCTTTGTTCTTTCTAAATAATCAGCTGCTGCTCTCAATATTTGAGGATTGTCTCTCGACTTTCCCAGCATCCAATTGCAATTTATACATAATAGTCCTCGAACTTTCCCTGTTTGATGGCAGTGATCAATCTGAGTTTTGTATGTGTCGTTGAAAGGATCTTTACATATTGCACACATACTATTCTGCATTAGCTTGATTGATTCAACTTGCTCCATCGTCAAACCGTAATTGGACTTGACATTGTACCTTTTACTAGCTTTTTTGTTTGATGGTTTATCTGACTGCTTTTTGCAATCTACACACATACCATTGTATTTCCAGCGTTCTGATACATGGCCATTCTTACATGGTTCACCTGTAAAATATTTACCGGGAATATACTTAGTAGACATATCGTTTCCTTATTAATGATATGTCTTATTTATAAAACTCACTGTCGCAACCACTGTCGGTAGTTAGTGTTTAAATATGTCCATTTTTCTCCCACCAGAAATTAACCCAATCTTTATTTTCGTTTCTATCTATTGTCCTGAACCAAAAATCAGGTACAACTAAATTTTGTGCTGTGTTGTATACAAGACATGCTATCTTAACATTATCAAATGAATCACCAAACTTATTTCGAATTGTTACGAATGTCTCGCCACTATCAACAATGTCATCAACAATCAATATCTTTTTACCTTCCCATGCATCAGCAACGATGTCAGGTGGCATATACTTTCTATGTGAATCTCTTAATGACCACTCCACAGACCTAAAAGGAATCTGAAGGCGGTGAGAGAGAACAACGCCAGCAATAAGACCCCCACGAGAGATCCCAACAACGTAGTCAAACGTATCCTTATAGCCTCCGATTTGTTTATGAAGGCATGCCATTGATTTGAAGAAATCATCCGTTGAAATATCCATATGTTATGTACCCCATGCATTTCGCCATATGTCAACTTGGAGACGGGGACTATATCTCCAACCACGCTTGAGAGCCATCTCAGCAACTGATTTATAGTTATTGAAATATAGCTGATCAGTACCACCAACTGGCATCAAGTAAACATCACAATGAATACCAGCATCACGATACGTCTCTACAGCTCTGTCAATTTCATATATATCCGTCTCTTTATCTACGACGAACTTGAAATACATATCACCGAACCAGTCATACTCCTTCACTACATCTGGACGAATAGCATCTTCCCACTTCTCTCCAGAAGCACTCAGCTTAGCACTAACAGAAAATACAATCTCTGTATTACCATTAATCAACCTCGAGTATTTGGCAAGAAACTTTTTGAAATCATCAGTCAGCCTTTGAGTACCGTTTGTCTCAAATGTCAAAGATTTAAGAGAACGCATGCTATCATTCCAAAGTAGATCCTCATAAGATCTCTGCCATCCAAGAAGAGGTTCTCCACCTGTAATAATCAGGTGTTCATTTCTCCACTCTTTGTTAGGTAGTAGCTCTAAAATAGAATCCACAATACTATCAGTTTCAAGTACTGGTGATAGATGTTTGAATCTTGGATCCCAACTTGCATACGAATCACACCCTGTATGTACTAATGGTAGATCGTTGTATGATTTAAACTGTTCAATATTCTTTGCAACAGCCTCACGTTCTGTTGACATTTCACCTTTTGGCATACCAAAGCCACTGCAAGTAAAATTACAACCAAACGTACGAAGGAACACACTAGGAACACCTACGTACTTACCTTCTCCCTGTAAGCTATAAAATAGCTCAGCAACTTTAATTTTGCTCATTTGGTACCTCATAATGTTTGTTGTACTTCTTACGTTGTCTCATAGCTTGATCATAATGAAACTTATTCGCTCTATTTGTATAAACAATACCGTTCAGATGATCCATCTCATGTAGAACACATCTGGCTGATATACCTGTAAACTTATCAGTATGTGCTTCACCAAAAGAATCCATGTAACGAACACGAATCAACTTTGGTCGTTTAATCTTAATGAATAGTCCTGGATAAGTCAAACATCCTTCTTCTAGCAACACTTGCTCCGAGCTCATGTCTGCAATCGTAGGATTAAACATTACTTTTGTTGGATTGGACCACAATACAAAAACTCTGTAAGGGAGTCCACACTGATTAGCAGACAAACCAATGCCCTTATAGTGGACCATGGTTTCAATGAGATTGTTTGCAAGCTCATGAGGGTTAGTTGGAGGCTCAATAAAATTAAACCTCTCCATCTTTGTTCTGAGCAATGGATGATCAGAAGGAACTAAATCATATATCATTTGACTATCCTAGAAAAGTTCTTATGCTTTTCAAATTTAATTAATGAATGAAACTTATCAAATAGCTGATCGCCTTTGTGTGATATGATAAACAAGTTCGTGTCAGCAGTCAACGTACTGATAATCTTTAAGAACTCTTCTGTTCCATTAGAATCTAATGAACTATCAAATACTTCATCCATAATCAATAGATTTGTTGAAGCGCTGTTACGTAGTTTTGATATTGCTCTCCACGTAAAGAGTAATGCAAGATCAATTCTCATCTTCTCACCTTCTGAGAAAGATTCATAACTGAAATCATCTCTGTATCTTGACTTGATTGACTCTTCAAAGTTCTCATTGAGCTCAAAGTTAACAAAGAAGTCCATAGCAGCCAGATACTTGTTAACTAGTTTATTTATTACAGGTACATACTGCTTGATAATTTTAGTTTTGACGCCACTATCTTTCAACAACACCGCAGCTACATCTAACACAGACTTATCTTTCAATAAATCTTCTTTTGTATTGATAGCAGCTCTCAGAGAGCGCTTGTAAGAATTCAGCTCCTCGAGGTCGTCAGTTGACTGATCGTCTAATTGTGTTTTGAGAGTTTCTATTTCCTCTGATAAGAGATTATAAGTGCTTTCATATATCTTGACCTGTGTTGATCCATCTCTTATAGCAACTTGCTCATTTGATATCAATGAATGAACCTCAGTGATCTCCTCATACCTCTTGTTGATCTCATCGATTGTGCTTTTAATCTCAACAACCAGCTTTTCTATCTTTTCTTTTTTACTTTGTTTAGTCTTTAATGTCTCTTCTCTAAAGGTACTGTTGATATCTTGATTACACGTAGGACAGTTCTCATGATCATTCAAAAACTGAATACTCTCATCAATAGATCTGAGCTTATCCTCAGCACTTCTTAACATCAATTTATTTTTACTAAAAGACTCATCTACAGCTTCTTCATCTGTAATCAGTCCTTTCAACCTCTCAATCTCTTTCTCATGTTCTTTAATTACTTCAAGAGCAATGACTATGTTTCCTGATACATCGTTAAGCTGTTTATTCTTACTATCAATTGTTGCTTGTTTATTTTCTTGAATGGTCTTTGTAAGTTTATTGTGAAGCTCAATCTTTTCACCATACAACTTTACATCGTAACTTGCTCTTACCAACTCCTCCTTATTATTCTGTAACTTTTCTTTGAGGATAGAGTTCATTGTTGAAAAGATCTGTATGTCTAATAGATCTTCAATGATAGATCTTCTATCTGCTGCAGATAGCTGCATGAATGGAGTGAACGATGCACTACCAAGAATAACAATCTGCTGGAACGACTTGAAGTTCAACTTCAATATATTCTTCTCAAACATCTCTTGATATTCTCTGACATCAGATGTTTGATTAAGCATGGTACCATTGCATATAATATCAAATACGTTTGGCTTCATGCCTCTTCGTACAAGATATTGTTTACTACCAATGGAAAATTCTATCTCAACAACAAGACCTTTGTTGTTTATAGAGTTGATCAGCTGAGACTTGTTTATCTTACGAAATGGTTTACCGTAAAGTGCAAAACAGATAGCATCAAGAATAGTACTCTTTCCAGCACCATTCTCTCCTACTATCAGCGTCGATTTAGATTTCGTAAAGTTTATTTCTGTCCAGGTATCACCTGTTGATAGAATATTCTTCCATCTCACTTTGGAGAATAAGATCATGTTTCAAATACCATTCTGGTGTATCTCTATTAGTCCATGTAGCAAATTGCTTCTCACCAATGTAATAGTTTCTGTACGATTGTACTGAGTTGCCTTTTACTTTATACTTGTCGGGCATTGCTGGTGTAGGCTCACTGAACCCACCATATTGGATGTTATCTGGAAGTACATTGAGTAGGTCAACGACTTCCTCGGTCTTATGTGTACGTTTGTATCTGTGCTCATACTCACAAATAAGACCAACGAGAAGTCCATGCAACCAGTAGTAGTTGGCTGATGAACTTCTCACCCATTGGTTGGATGGATGTTCGATGTGTGAAGCCTTGTACATAGAACTGTCGCGAAAGTCTGGCAGCTTCCAACGGTGGATTCTCCGATTGTTCTTTGCACGGTCTTCGTATCGAACCCCATCCAAAACTCTATGAGCCGTTGAGAGTAGTTGTGCTGTCTCAACGATCATTTTAACCACGTGTTTATCACAATGTTGCCTAGCACACTCCATCGGCTCATTATGAAGATAAAAGATGTTCATTTTAGGCAGATTCTAAATTGATCGCCTCATTATACAAGTTTCTAATTAAGTTGTCAAGTCTTTTCTTATCAACTGTGTCATCCATTTGGTCACAGAACTTTGATAGGATTGTTAAAGTATCTTCTGCACTCTCAAGTATCTCTTCATTGTCTTCTATATCTTTGTGCTGATGATCATCAACTACTTGAATGTCTGCAGGATTAACTTTCTCTAGTTTATCAATGAGTAGATCTAGTTTCATTTGATTGTCTCTATCCTGAACAATAACTTTAACGAAGCAATCCTCTAGATGACTATAGTCTTCTATTTTATAATCTTTGTTTAGGAATATTTTATGAAAGATGGTGTTGGGATTCTCAACAAACTTCAACTCTCTTGTTTCTGTATCGAAGATGTGGAACCCTCTTGGGTCTTTGAAATCAGACCACGTAATCTCATAAGGATTACCAAGATATGTGATGTTGCCAGAGCTTGAACGATGATGATAGTGACCAGTGAAAACAAGATCAAATCGCTCGAATATTTTTGAATCAAATCCATGATCATTTACAAATCCTTTATACATTTGAAAACCAGCTAACTCAAGATGTCCAAAACAAATAGTAGCATTTGTATTTTTTATTGTGTCCATAGAATTCTTAAAGTTATCTGAAGTTATCCATGGAAGGAAAAGTATTCTTGTATTACCTATCTCAACTGTTGTGGGTTCATCATAAACATTTATACTACTATACTCCTTTAGTAGTAGTGATGGTGAATTTACTTCGTTTGTGTTTTTGTAGAAAACATCGTGATTACCGACGATAACATCCAAACTAATCCCGAGATCACTAACACGATCGAAAAAATACTTGCGACAATTACTGAGAGTAAGGTAATTAATGTACTTACGGCGATCAAACATATCGCCAAGATGAACCACCCTTTGAATGGATTCTCTTTCAAGTACAGGGAAAAATGTCCCTTCGTAGAATTTCTTAAAAAACCTGTCGAATGCTCCATGGTCTCCTCTTGCACCAAAGTGCGTATCTGTTATCAAGGCAATCTTCATGTATGTAGTTATTCCTCTATAAAGTTTTCAATGCCTATCTTTTTATTTGGTTTACGTTTCTTATCTAGGTTCTCTTCGAAGCTCTTAACAAAGCTATTCATCTTATCATTATCCATCATATTCTCTAAAGAGACACCATCATAATCATCACCGTCCATCAACTCATAAAGCTCATCGTACACTAGAGAGTTCTTCAATACCTGATGCTTAATGTAGAGGTGCTTTTTTTCTTTTTGTATACGTCTTAGAAAAGCAAAGTAAATTATCTGTGTGAAGTATGCAAAGGGGTTCGTTGATTTATCAGGATCAAAGTTATCTATGTACATGATGCAGTTCTCAATGCCATCTGCAATCATTTCATCTTTGTACGAATAATTTATGAAGTTAGGTTTGGTGGCTAGTCTATTTGCTATCAGTAGAATACATTCACCAATGTAGTTAGGAACAATTGGTTTAGGTTTGTTTTGTTCTTCGGCAACTTTGATACTCTTTCTATATTCTTTGATTGCTTCGTAGAATGTTTTGTTGTCAATGTAGTGATCAGCCATATTAGTGTAGATTATTTTTAGAAGACATATTTTCAAGCATAGCTGCCAAGAGTTCAGACGCTTCTGCTTCAGCAGTACTGGACTTGGTTTCCAAATCCGATACGTAGTTTAGCTCATCATCAATACTTTTGTCAACATCGTTCACATGATTAGTGAGAACAACTTTATAGTACGAAGACATTGAGTCTCTCGCATTGACTATGTTAAGAATACTAGATTTTTGAAATTTAATTTTATGTTCGTCAGCAAAAGGTAAGTATCTCAGTAGCCCGATGATAGGTCTTTCACTTTTTGGAGAAAACATATAGTTGATAGTGAACGGATCAGAAATCTCAACATGCTCCTCATCTACAACTGTTGTAGTACCAATGATCTCTGTATTGTTTTGTAACTTTATAATTTTAACAGACATTATTATTCCTTAAGATCGAAGTTGTAAATCTTATAGTTGAATTTTTCTTCATTATATATTTTTATTCTCTCCATGTAATGTTTGAGTGTATGATTCATCTTCTGCTTCCACACTAAGTTATCTGCTATGTCGAAGAGAGTGGCTTTTTGTTTACGCTTTCCGAGTCTGAGTCCCCTTCCAATGGACTGAAGGTTTCGTATTCGCGACTTTGAAGGTGAAGCGAAAATGATATTGTGCAGGTTTGTAATATTAACACCAGTAGAGAAAGTACCGTAAGAACCAACAATAATCGAATTATCTTCGAGTTCCACACTTCTTCTAATAGTATCTCTAGTCTCACCACTGATCTCACCAGAGACGAAATAAACTTTTCTATCACCTGCGTTGTTTTTGATTTCATCATATATCGACTTTCCATGTCTGTCAACATACTGATACAGGATCAATGTATTGCCTTTTAAGGACAATGCAAGATCAACTATGAATCGATTCCTTGGAGTATAATCTACAAGGAACTGCATCTCTGCTTGATATGTCGAACCTTTAACTAACTTCTTTGTTTCATCACTATAATTCAACAAAATGTTCTTGATTGAAAACTCAGAGAGATACTTACGCTCAATAAGCTCAGCTGTAGTAGTGACTTTCTTAACTGTACCAAATAACCCTTCTAATACAAGTTTGTGAGTCTTGCTACCATCGAGCGTACCTGTAAATCCTAATCGGTATTTGCAATCAGTTAGATTCTGTAGAATTGATGTTAATGACTTTGCTTTGAATAAATGTGCTTCATCTCCAATAACCACATCAAACTTCTGGTACCACTTTCGTGGCATCTTATAGATTGATTGCCATGTCGAGATGTAGAGACTCTTATCTTGATCTTTCTCTTGTCCAGAAAATATCATATGAACATTGGACTTTGAATCATACCCATAACTTTCGAAGTCAGAGAACATTTGATGTACCAATGATGTCGTGGGAACTATAAGAAGAGTTCTCAACCCAAGATATCTGTAGATCAAATATATGATCAAAGATTTTCCAGACGCTGTAGGGGAAAGCAATAATGACCTTCTCTTTTTCAACGCATGAATAGATGCCTCTTTCTGATAATCTCTGACTTCCATTGGAAGGTTCAGTGTACTGATGAACTCTTCAAAATCAACAATACTGTCATCAGAGAAATCAGAAAGTAGCTCTACTTCATATTTATTATGCTCTGCAAACTTGATAACATAGTCAATGAGACCACCATATAAATGATGTGTACCTGTATTGAATAATCTAATCTTACCATCCCACTTTTTCCTCTTCACCAGAGGATTGAAACGAGCACCAGGAACTTCGAACGTAAAGAAGTCACTCAGTTCTTTAGCTATAGAGTCGTCACAGTGTATCTTGATATATGTTTCGTTGAATTTTTCTATGCCAATCATAATCCCATCTTAAACTTTTCCCATTCTATAGCGTTCTTTATTAAATATCCACGATTGTTTAGTGTACGTATAATGTTTTCAATAAACTCTATTTTATCTTCTGTGGCTTTAATCTTACTCTGTATCTCAATCACATCTTGATCTGATTCAATGTATGTAGGTATATCGCTTTTTAGTATTTTGAGTGGTTGAGGTTCCCATCCATACTCTTTCAATTCTTCCTCTGACAAGATACCAAGATAATACTGCTGCTTGACTTTAAAGAGCTTCTTGTAATCATTACTCAGTTTATTGTATAAAGTCTTTGCAAGGTAAAATTCGTTTAGATACTTCGAATGAAGCTGTGGAATGATCAATGACTCTTTACCAAGTTCAGTGTTATCAATCTTACAGTCTTTAGCCCATTCATTAATTAATTCATCCGTTCTCATACAGTCCTCCTATGATAGACTGTATTGTACTATAATTATAAACAAAAATCAACTATACACTGGCAATTGAGTACGTAATATAGTTAAAGGTCACAGATGCTTCCAAATAAGTTACATCCTGAGATGTTGTACTGAATTGTAACTCTCCAAGAGATACTGGAAACGCATTGTAAAATGATACTTCTATGTTAGGTTTTTTTGCACTTGATAAAACAAAGATCTTAATATCGGATCTTTGGTTTTTGGTATAATCTGTAGAAATAGCTTGATTAGTTGATAACACTTGGCCAGGGTTAGGTGGTGTCAGTGATGTAGGACCAGCGTTGTTCTTGATCCAGTTGAATACTTCAAGATAGTTAGTGAGATCCTCATCAACCATGAAAGAAACTGTCAAAGGTGCATAATTTAAGTGATCGCCTGGAATAGGCATATCAACGAATGGTGTAGGTGTATACAAATTACCAACGTAAGACAATCCAGGTAAAGCAAACCCTTGCAGGAAAAAGTTTACAGTTGGAGTTCTCTGAAGCACCATTCTAAAATTTAATGGTGAGAGAAAGTTTCTATTGGTTGGTGTTGTAGTAGTAGCAGGCATGTGAATTCCTTTCTCTACTATTTATCCAAATAAAAAAAGGGGGTCTTGTGGACCCCCTTTAAAGTAAGATAATATATTATTGTTCTTCTTAATATATTACATCAAGTTGTCAATTAGAACACGACGATAGTATACGTTGCTGTCCTTGGTCAATGCGCCAAGACCAACAGTTGCACCCTCTGCGAATGGGTTAGCAACCATACCATAACGTGTCTTAAAGCCAATCTTAGGCTGGAATGTATCAGGATCAACTGCACGTACCATTTGTAGTGGAACGTATGGGCAGTAGAATAGACCAGCATCGAATGCAGAAGCACCCTTATAACCAACAACCATATAGTTACCAGTTGCATATGGGTCAATATAGACACGCATACGACCGTTTAGAACACCAGCAAATGTATTACCAGTATCATCAACATTTAGATTGTTGCTGTTTAGAGCAGGAGCGTAATCAAGAACACCAGCCATCTGAAGAGCCGAAGCTACGTCTGATGAACAGATGATCATGTTACCTTTGCCTCTACGAGTAGCTTTGGCAATTTGGTTAGCTTCACGCTCAACTTGGAACATTAGACCCTTGAACTTCTCAACGCTCCAACGACCGTTTGAGTCGGTGTCGAGGTCAAAACGTCCAGTAGTTGTTGTGTTCTCAGTAGCACCACGTGTAGCAGTGACGTTGATTGTACGAACTACTTCACGGTTGATTTCAGCTAGGATTTCTGAAGACAGAATGTTGCTTAGTTCTGTCTCAGCATCTAGACCATGAATTGCTTTTAGGTCTTGTGCTAGTTCCATCGAGTACTCAGCTTTTAGAGCACGTGACTTAGCTGTTACAGTTACTTTCTCGATTGAGAAAGCCATTTGTGCGAAAGCATTGTTACCTTCAGCATTAGCTGTTGCCATACCTGAACCGAAGTTGTAGATACCTGTTTCAGCTAGGTTAGCAGTACCAGTAGTTGTGTTACCTGGATATCCACCAACTTGCTTCTGGCCTAGTGTGTTAGCACCTGAAACTTCTGTTGAGAACGATGTGTTAACTTCGTTGTAGAATGTTTCTGTTGCGCTGTTTGTTGCGTTGCTGTACTTAGAACGCATTGCAAAGATCAAACCAGTTGGACCTGTCATTGGCTGAACGCCGCAGATGTCATAGGCAATTAGGTTTGGCATTGCACGACGAACTAGAGAGATCAACACTGGATCAAAAGTGTCGATATCAGCACCGGTTACGTTAGTAGGAGCTTCAGTAAGTGTTTGTGGTACATACTGATTAGCTTCGCGTAGGGCTTTTTCTGTGTTCTCTAGAACAACAGCTGTTACGCTACGACGATGCACGTCTTTGATAGGAGCCAAGTCTGGGTGACTTAGAATTGGGTCCCACTTGTTTTGTAAGTCTTCAGCTAACATCATTTTTTACTTCTCCTTTGCGGATTGTTAATAAATCTTTTTGTATTTATAATAAATTATTTTGCTGTACGTGAGATTGCAG